AAAGAACTTGCAGATTATGTTAAAGCAATTAAATCATATGTAAATGAAACATTAGAATATTTCAAAGAATTTCATAGAAAAGATAAAAATAATAAACATACAATTCAAGATGATGTTAAACATTTTAAAGATAAATATAATTCAAGTTTCAGTACATTTTTAGAAAAATCTGATAAAAAATCAGAACTTTTTAAAGAGTTATACAAATGTTCTCCTAAAATGATGACAATGATTTTCAATATATTAAAATCAAAAGGTCCAGTTTTAGTTTATTCAAATTATGTAGAAATGGAAGGTTTACATATATTCAAAATTTATTTACAGTTTTTTGGTTTTATTGGATTAGATAACGATAATCAATTTAATATATCAAAATTAGATGATAAGTATGACTATGATTATTTTAGATATGTTGAATATCATGGCAGTATTGATAAAGAACAAAGAGAAATTAATAAAAAATTATTTAATGAAGAAATAAATAAATATGGCAAAGTTGCTAAAATTATAATGATTTCACCTGCTGGTGCAGAAGGGATTAACTTATATTGTGTTAGACAAGTTCATGTTATGGAACCTTTTTGGAACGAAGTAAGAATTGAACAAGTTATTGGTAGAGCAATTCGCCAATGTCATCATGCAAGATTACCAATGGAAGAAAGAAAAGTAGATGTATTTAGATATAAAATGGTTAGAAAAAATGGTAAAGAAACATCCGACGAAGTCATGGAAAATATTTCAAGAAAGAAAAATAATCTTTTAATATCATTTATTGATGCGATAAAAGAAGTTGCGATTGACTGTGAACTATTTAAAGCTCATAATATGATGAGTTCAAAATATAAATGTTTCCACTTTAATGAAGAATCACTTTTTGATGTGCCAATAGGTCCTGCTTTTAATGATAAAAATGAATATGACCAAAAAATTAATAATGGAACTAATTCAAAAGATTCAATTGTAATTAAAATACAAGTTAAAAAAATTAAAGGAGTTTATAAAACTTCTGATAATTCATATTCTGAATCAAAATATTATTGGTATTATAATAAAACAAGAACTGTATATGATTATGAATTAAATTATCCAATTGGTAAAATAGAAATAGATGAAAATAATAATGAAAATAAATTGGATGATGATACCTATATTATTACTCAAATTGTTAATATTCCTATATTCAAAATATATTAAATTAATTAAAAATTAAATAATTTTTAATTATTTTATTATTTTATCTTAGTTTGTTAGGTGTATATAAATCAGCTAATTTTTTAATGTTTATCTTACCACCAACTAACGTATTGCTCATTTGATTAAGACCAGACATTTGATTAACTTCAGACATTTGATTAAGACCAGACATTTGATTAAGACCAGACATTTGATTAAGACCAGACATTTGATTAAGACCAGACATTTGATTAAGACCAGACATATTACCCATATCATTTGAATGACCTAATATTTTACTAATATTATTATTAGTATTTATTTGTTGTCCATGTTCATTAGTTTGAACAAAATTATTTATCATATCAGCACTTATATTAGCAGGATTAATAGGTTGATTCATTCCAGTCATTTGATTCATTGACATAGGCATTTGTCCCATTTGTCCCATCTGTTGCATCTGTTGCATCATTTGATCATTAAGAGGACCAGAATAGTTATTCATACTATTCATACTATTCATACTATTCATATTATTCATATTATTCATATTATTCATATTATTCATATTATTCATATTGTTCATATTATTCATACTATTCATATTACTCATATTGTTCATATTATTTAAGGTTGAATATTTATTATTCATATTTTGATGACTTGATTCAGAATTTAAAAGATTTTTCATGAAATCAACATCGGAATCTTGATTATATTTAGAACTTTTTTTAGATTTTTTAGAACTTTTTTTAGAAGTTTTTTTAGAACTTTTTTTAGAAAGTTTTGCTAAATTTCTAATCCCAGTCATCATATCTACTTTATTATTTGATTTAGGTTTTCCCATTATATAACTTTATAAAGAAAATTTATATTTTTTTTTTTTAATTTTTTAGTCAATAAAATCACAATTTTCATCATTATTTGGAAATGATTTTTTTTCTGATTTTTTTAAAGATTTTTAATTTTATCTTGAGTTTCTAAAAATAATATTCTATCATTTACTAAATTATTATTTATAACTATATTTGTATCAAATTTTTTATACTTTTTTCTAATATCAACTATTTTACGTAAATTATCTAATTCATTTAAATGTGATCTATAATATTTAACTAAATCCCATGTTTCTTTTAATACTGGTAATATATTGTTCATTAGTTTTTTATCTCTATCAATTGTAACATTATGTGATGATTCTAATTTCCAATATACTATTTTTTCATAATAATGTGTTTCTGATAATTCCTTATAATTTTTTACAAAATTATCTAATGTATTTATAACCCATGTATCATATTCTACTTCATCCATGTTTAATTTAGGTGGATATAAAAATTTACTCTTCCATTCAATTGAATCACCATCAAATTCAGGTTCCCATTGTTTCGGTAAAAATTTTAATAATAATCCTTTTTTAATTAAATTATCTATTTGTATTTCCTCATCATTTGTGCCTATTGTATGTCTTGTATCATTACACATATCAACTAAATAATCTTTTCTACATTTATATTCTACTAATCTACATTGCCAAAAATCACATTTTTCTAAATCACAACATTCTAATTGTTGTTGAACTTGTAAGTAATAATAATATGGACAAATATGTCCAGGTATTCTACCTTCAGTATATATATGTCTAAGTACAGTACATTTAATTTCTAACATTCTTCCTAATAATTCACAAAATTTATTATCTAATGTTTTTGATGAACAAATGCCATCAGGTGATGCACCCAATATTTCATGATGTTCACTAGGTAAAGCACCAAATTCTGTAACTTTGGCATTATAAATATGTTCGTAGATTAATGTCGCAATCGGTTCATATTTTTTACCATGATATACATTTTCATTATCTAAAAATTTATGTGTTGGGTCACATTTTTTTAATATAAATCCTTCTACTGGTTCATATGGATTTAAATCGATTGCAGCAGCTGTATCTGATGCAGTTATTCTGTTATGTCTATAAGCAAACCATTCTTTTGATTTTTGTTCTGGTTGTGGTAAAGCTAATAATTTTTGAAAGTGGTCTTCTAAATGTTTATATTTACTCGGTATCTTTGGATTTTTAAATAATTTATCATGTTCTCTAAAACATTTTTGGTCAAAATCATTATTAGATAATTTATATTTTGGTTTTATCATTTTCGATAATATTTCTAATATTATTTCATATGATATACATTCATATTTTGAACATAATTTATAATATATAGTATTTGCTAATACTAATGTATTTTTATGTGTTAATTTTGTAGTATCTATGTTTTCTATTATTTCATTTATTAACGATTCCATATATTTATTATACTATATAATAAATGATTCTTTTTAACAATTTTTTTTAATTATATAATTATATAATTAAAAAAATAAGTAATTATTCTTCAAGTTTATATTTACCATCAGTAAAAACTAATGATGATACATTTATAATTTTACATTTAACTTCATCATAATTTATTTTATTTTTTTTCTTTTTATCTTTTGACATTTCTATTAATTGTTCTTTTAACGCTTCTTTATCATGTTCATTTATTTCTAAACTATTAATAAATTCTTTTATTTTAATAACTTTATGAATTTGATTTAATTTATTCCATGATTTTGTATATAAATAATCTATATTTTCAGATACAAGTTCAGTTTCAGTAATACTAAGTTCACCACTAGATACATTATATGTTTGTTCATCATTTAATAAACTGTTTTTTTTACTTTCTAAAAATGATGAATTTATATTACTTTTATTACATGTATTTATTAAATTTTTATAATACTTAACATTTAATAATAATTTTATTTTTTCGAAATTGTATTCCATATTAATATAATATAGTAAGTAGTGTTTAAATATTATTATATCAATTTTTGTTTAAGTATAATTTTAATATAAAAATTGAAATAAGCATAATTTATTTATATACTATTATATAATTATGGATAGTGATAGTGATAATGATAGTGATAGTGATTTATATAAATATGATAGTGATAGTGATAGTGATTTATATAAATATGACAATGATGTAATATCTGAAGTAGTAAATGAAATAGTTAATCAAGTAATAAATAATGAACAAGACGATAGTCATGATCAAGACGATAGTCATGATCAAGACGATAATCATGAACAACATGAACATCAAGAACAAGATGATCAAGAACAAGATAATGACGAAATAGAAAGATATGAACAATTATTTGCATTACGCTTTTATTATCAAGATTTAATTGAAGATGAATTTCAAATTATTAAATTATTAAAAAAAAATTTAATTGAAACTAATATTTCTAATGATGATGCTAATATTATATTAAAACATTTTTATAATTATTACGGTATTGATATTGATTCTGATATTTTTGAAATATTACAACCAGTTCCAGAAATATCATATCAAATGAATATTTTTAATAATTTGAATAATTTAATTATACAATTACCTACACCATTACATGGGAATAATATTGAAGTTAATGATATATTTAATACAATGATTAATAATTTAAATACACAAATAAATCAGGAACATCTAAATCAGGAACATCTAAATGATCAAGATGATCAAGATGATCAAGATGACCAAGATGATCAAGATGAACAATATGATCAAGATGATCAAGATGATCAAGATGATCAACCAA